ATGTTGAGGGCTAGGGCAGTCTTACCACATGAGGTTGGGGCTGCTATCACCATCACCTCACCGTTGGCAATACCACCAGCAGTCAGCTTCTCGTCAATCTGGGCAATGCGTGTAGGCACTGACTTAACTTCGTAGGTGCCATTAATCATGGCCTTGAAGTCTTCCCGTAGGGACTCGGCTGCCGTCTGGATGTGGCCATCGTCGGTCTGAGAGACATCCTGCAAGGACTGGAGGTTAGACTCAAGGGAGGAACTAATCTTGTCGGCATCTTCCTCTTGGCTGTAAGCCTGCTCGGCTGCGAGCTGTGAGTGGCGGATGATCTCACGTAGCTTGGACTTCTCCTTCACCACCTCGGCATAGTATTTAGCCTGCAATGGTGTGTCTACGGCCTCCTGTATGCTGTATATGGCGGTCAATCCGCCTACGGTATCTTCGTCCCCCTGCTTGCGTAACTGCTCTAGGAGGGCAACCTCGTCCAAGGAAACACCCCTAGAGACTAGGGATGCTATGGTGGCGAAGAGGATTTGATTACGTTGCACATAAAAGTCTGTAGGTGCTACGATCTGGGACACTTCGTCATAGACAGAGCCATCTTCTTCAAGAAGGCATGATGCTACAACTGCGGTTTCAGCCTCTGGGCTGTGTGGTTTTGTTTTGTTTATCATGTTTTGTTTTAGTTTATATTTTCCCCTCGTCGTAGGCATCATAGACAGCTTGCGCTTCTATAGACTGGTCATTGTCTTCCCAATCAAAGTAGGCAAGCTCCCCTCCCCACTCGTCCGTCACGCAGACAACCCCTGGAACCTCTGGTTGTGTCCAGTCAATCTGGACATTAAGCCACACGTGGTGATCCTCGGTGTCTTCAAATAGTATGCTGTGGTGTGTAGTCTTCATGGTTCTCAAAATGAATAGCCGAAATTACCCACCCCGACTTTAGGCATTCGGTGATTGTCGCTATTTGATCGTCGCTTGGCTTACGGTCGCTTGGCGGGAATGTGAGCGTCATTATGCTTGTGTAGTCTCGCAGGGTGTAGCCCTTGACCCTTACGTTCACGTATTGCTCCCACGTCTCGAATAGGTCGAGCGATTGAGAACCAGCCGATACGGACAAATCCGAGGCTGCTTGGTTTTCATTATCAGTAGTCATATTTTTACTTGGTTGATTGTTCGTCGGATTGTCCGATCTCAGTGTTATGTTGAATATCAAAATACCCCATCGGAATATGACCGTGAGACACGTAATGCCCCTCAAAGCTTTTCGACAGTATGCCCATCTTTTCTGATGGAAGTTCCAGTCGATACACAAACTCTCCATAGTATTTCGCGATCTCTATATCCTCAGTGAACCACGTCCCGCTTGCCATACTGTTATCGTCGATTACGACTGGCGATCCGTGGAACAATACCACAGAACCAGACGGTTCGAGACAATTCGTTCGTTCCTCACTCATGCTCGACCTCCACATTTAACCCTTCCTCTCCATTAAATCCATGCAGAAATTGATGGCTTCGGACAAAGCCCCCTTCCCGAATGGGTAGCTGACTAGAGGTGCGCGGTCGTCCTCACGGGTCAACTCAATGGCCTTGTCACCATCCATGTCGAAGGTGTAGTCAATCTCAATCCTGTTGTTCTCCAGCCATGCAAGAAGAACTTCCGCAGGGCGTGGGACATTACGAAGGTCGGGGATGTAATATTCGTCACCGTGGGAAAGCTCTCCCACGTAGCAGTCCCGAAGGCGGCCATTAGGCTGCACCACTTGGACGATTGTGCTTTGTTCCAGTTGCCAGTGTGGGCCACGTGGATAGGTCGATGTTTTTAATACGCTCATATGTTTTGTTTTGGTTTGTGGTTATCGGAAATACAAGGTTGTTTCCATTTCGTGCGTTTCAAAGGGTGTATGCTCCACCCAATCGTCGTGGTTCTCGTATCCAAGGTCTGTAAGGAACTCTGAAAACGGAGACTCGTCAAGCAAATAGTCAAAGTCCGGTCCGCTTAGGTTATCGTAGGCAAATCCGAGAACGGTTGCCCATGCTTCTAGTTTTTTTTGTGTATTCATGTTTTGTTTAGTTTATGGTTTGTTCAAACCTCAGGTTCCATGCTGCCGACTTGTAGGCAACATATTTTCCGAAGTAAATTCCCCTTGAATGTAGGTTGTTGCCTTCTTTGTGCTTACGGAACTCCCGTAGGGCATCCGCAGCCTGCTTGCGGTATAGTTTGTATAGTCTATTCATGTTTTGTTTTGGTTTGTGGTTTAGTCTTCAAAGGTTAATCGTCTCAGGACATCATCCATCCATTGCAAAGCCCCTTTGTATTGAATGGCATTAGCTCTCCCTTTTTCAATGTCAATCTTTAATAGTAGCCTGCGAGCTTGTTTAGTCTGTTCGTAGACAGCTTGTAGGATTGAGGCCATTTCTTCGGCGTTTTCTAGGTCGGTTCTTTTCATATGTTTAGTTTATTGATGGAATTGTCTTTACTATGGAAGCGATTAAGTCGTTGGATAGTAGTTCCTCTGGCATCTTCGCCCTCCATATAGAAACTAGATACAGGGTCTCGTAGAATCGGTCAAGGTCAATCTCTTCTTTTTCGTAAATATATTTGGCCATCTCCGGAACACTCTGCAAGTCCATGATGCTCCGATACTTCTTGATGAGCTTGTTGGCTTTGACGGGGCCAATCCCCTCCATGCCTCTGATGCCATCGGTTGAGTCCCCAGTGAGCAGTTGGACAAGCCAGTGGTGATCCGCTTCCTCCTTTGAGACGTAGGTAGGCCACGAGTCTTTGTTCCAATTGTAGTGCCATCCGGGGATGCCTAACATATCTTTGTCTATGCTGCATAGGATTGGGTTTTCAACCCTGCCATTGGTAAGCATGATGCCCAAGAGGTCGTCCGCTTCGATTTGGTCGTGCCACCTGAACCGTTTCGATCCGTAGGTTGCTTGAATCTCCATGTATAGGTCATTATAAAGAGGTGGTTTCGGAGGTCTTCCAGCTTTATAAGTCTCTGGGTATAAATGTTTTCTGAAATTGTCTGTCCCTGAGACAACTAAGTAGTAGTTAGATGCTTGGCAACCGTCTACCACTTCACGGATAGAGAGGTTTGTCATACTTACTACGTCTCTTAGACTTGTCCCCTCCGCTTCTGCTTTAGCAGCGTTGCGGTATAGGATGAGTTCTAAATCTACGAGGGCTGTTCTGATGTCTTTTTGTTTATTCATTTTTCTATTGGTTAGGTTTATAAATTTATACGATGATTGTAAATCATACTACTCGAAGTATTGCAAGTGTTTTCTGTCTCAATCATTTCGGTTAGATCTTGGCGTTCGGACACAGTTTCCCCATACAGAAGAAACTGTGTCCTTTACAAACGTGTCTCATTTCGTATGAGCCTGACGCACGTATTCACCTGCTCCGCATTGCCGTGGTAAGTGCTGTATGAGCTGCGAAGCGTGTTTCCTCCCCCGAAGGGGACACCTTTTATGCTATGGTCGGAATTTCAGTCAAACCATAGCAACCACTTCCCTCTAGAAGCTACGCTTCGGAGGGTTTTTTGCGGACTTGGGATCAGTGGTTCGTCCACCTGTCTTGCTCCGCTAAACTGTAATGGGTTTCAGCAAAAAGGCCGATCCCCAGTCAGAGTAGGAATCGGCCTTAAAATGCTTGCGAACAAGCGGGGAAAGTCTGGTTCCGTCTCTGACACGGTTGGCATTTCTGCCATTTATTGATTGTATAAATACTATTTTCCTTGATCTGTCAAGCCTCTTTTTTGGTTATAGTTTCTGCCCACTCACGAATCAACCCAATGACCTCCTCCCTGCTGGCCGTCCTTAGCTCCATAGCCATGTATTGCATAGGCGAACAAACCTGTGCCCACTCCACAAATGAGCGGTAATAGCGTTTAGTTGTCTCTGGTTCTGGCTGGCTCATGGTATATAATTTCCGTTTTCCTGTATGTTGCTCAGTATTTGTTCTACAATAGCCCTAGAATCGACAGAATTGCCCCTAGAAAGCCTTTCCAGTTCTTCCGCAACCCCAACTACCTCCAGCAAATGATAGGCTGTGGTGCGCCTCTGAGGGCTTAATTCTGGGAAGTCTTTTTTAAATTGCTGTATAGTTCTCATCGTCTTGATCCTCTCGCTTGGTTGGTTATGTATGGTAAAGACAGCCGCTCACGTGCGGCTTGGTATTGGCTCTCTGTGATCTCCGGGTAATTGGCTAGAGCTTTTTGGAGTGAGCCGAGCCTATTGGCTTCAGCATTCACTCGCTTGGCAATGGCATTAAACTTTTTCTGATACGCCAAATTGAACCGCGTTTGACTCGACGGCTTGGCAAGCCCCCGCCTTATGGCTAAGGCTCGAAGCGTCACCCCATTCCACGGTGTTCCCTCCGCCGCCTGAGTCCAAGGCATTCCCTCCGCTCGTCGCTTCATGGCTAGGGCTAAGAACTTCCTTTCCTTCTTGGGACATTTCACAATCTTGGAGCCCCCCGCCGGCTTTGTCTGGTAGTCGGCTGCATCTCCCGCCCGCATGAGCAACTCAATTTTGCCCTGCATGGATTCGAGGAACGCCACCGCGTTCGCTTGTCTATTAGTGTCTGCTATGTTTGGTATATATGTCATAGGTTTCGATCTATTAAGGCTCTAATTCGTTCTACAGCGTCTCTCTCTGTATCATACCCAGCCCCCCTTGCGAGCTCAAATGCCTCTTTTTCCGACATTCTCTCCCCTGTTTCGGGAAGGGTTTCTTCTTCAGCTATGCTGTCGAGCCAATCGGCGGCGTCTATTCTTTTACTTCGCCACATATTATAACCCCCTCCCCGCTAGGTATTCAACCAATACAGAGAGCGCAATGCAAACGCCGGCACCTAGGCCACAGCATAGCACCGTCACGGCTGAGTAATAGTTGCGCTCGCTATGGATTCCCATTTCTTCGATTTCTTCTTTTGTCTTTTTCATATGTATGTATCCTTTCTTTACGTTTAAATGCCCCCTGTAGGGCTTTGTTTGTTTAATGTATGCTAGGCTATGCCGTTTCACCAAATAGAGCCAAGCTCTATGCCTTCCTCTATGAGCCTATCTTCTAGCCCTCGCTTGGCCTCCATTATTGCGCTGGCTAAATCGGGAAAATGTCTAGAAATTGCGCCGCTTTGCGCCATATTATCTAGGTCCCTTTCCTCCATCGCTAAATTGTGAAGCTCGCTTGTGCTTATGCTATTGGTTTCTGCGTTTTTCATATGTATGTATCCTTTCTTAGTTTGTTTATGTTACGCCGCAAGGCTCTGGATCATTAGCTTCGCCGCTTCTAGTCGAGTGCGTCCAAATGTTGGATAGATTTCATGTAAGCCCTCCCCCTCATACCCCTGTCCAGCGAAGCAAGCGTATTCTCGCACATATTTAACACCGCATGGCACTGTGTGAAGTGTGATTCTTTTTTTTCCGTATTTTTCTGTGTTTACTTTCATAAGTTTGTATATGCCTTTCTTTACGTTTTAATAATCCCCTTAAAGGGCTTGTTAGTTTTATTCTATAGAAGGTATACCCTTCTACCCTTAAAGCCCGCCTAGGCCGTCTCACGGGCCACAGGCAGGCTGCTGGGGTTCTTATGCTTAGGGCTTGCTTACCACACTCCCTCCCCCGCTAGCATCAATTCCCCTACAAGCTCCCCCTTGTGCCGTTCGCGGTATTGGTTAAAAGCTTGTGTGATGGGGTGCGAGCAGTTAGCGTCTACCCGTTCTGATGCACTCACTTTTTTGCCCATAGGGTCGATAATTCGAATTTGAACTACTGTGTTTGTTTTCATATGGTTTCCCTTTCTTGACGTTTAAATGCCCCTTAAGGGGCTTTGTTTGTTTAGTGTATGCTAGGCTATGCCTTGCACCCTTAAGGCCCGCCTAGGCCGTTTTACGGGCCATAGGCAGGCTGTTGGGGTTCTTTTATGCTTATGCTATGCCGCCATAACTTGCTCAATATGTTTGGCAATGTTATAGCTTTGAAACACTATTCCACCCCCAAACCATTTGGCGCGATACTTAACCCCGCCAACCGTTCTGGCTTTCTGTAGTGCCTTCTCGAACATTAACTCAGTGCTAAATGTGAGAGTGCTTCGCGCGTGCGCTTCAGCTTGTGCCGCCTCACACTCTTTTTCCGTGAGCAAGTTTAGAAAATGCACCACCCACCGCGGGTTGCCGTTTGAATCATTTTCAACCTTATAGGCTGTTACTTCGTGTCCGTTTACATTTATTGTTTCTTCGTTTGTATATACTTTCATGGTTTTGTGATCCTTTGTTTAGTTTTTGTTTTATGTTTTCGCCTAGTCCTTGAATAGGTCCAAGGCGATAAAGAAGGCCGCCGCTAGGGTTGGCAAGCTAAAAATTAAGAGAATTGTGAATTGTATTAAGTTTTCCATAGGTTAAAGGCGGTTTTACAGACCCGCAAACTGGTTTATTGGTTAAGCAAAAAGTTTGTCTAACAGGGCCGCGTCACTGTCCGTAAAGGTTTCAGGCCCTTTCTTTTTATTTGGAATTCGCCTTGTCTTGTAGCCCGCTTTTTTCAACTGATAGAGCGTGCTCTCTAATTGACTGATATTTATTGTGCCGCTTCCTATAGTTTCAACTATTGTCTTATATGGGCTAAGGCCGGCACTGCTGTTGACGTAAAACGTAGCAAAAAGCCCGTTTATTTTATAAGTTAAGTCTATCATAAGGTTTCCTTTTGTTTTAGGTTAAAGGCGGTTTTGGACAGACCCGCAAACTGATTCGTTGGTTATTAGTTAGGGAAAAATGCATTTAAAGCGTCGCTTACACCTTGCCCATTTGCGCCCGCTTGCATCATTGCATAGGCAAATATAGTTGCATTGCGCTTACTCCCCTTGCTGAGTCTTGTAAGCATTGCCCCGTTTTCGTCATTAATGAGAAAAACTGCAGTAGGTTTTTTTCTAATTCTTTTCATTGTCTTGTTTTTCCTTTCTTATTTTTTAGCTTTCTAGAATGTCAATCACTTCCCGCAATTCACTTGCGCTCAGTATAAATTTGTTTTTAACGCCCGCTTGCAACTCACTTGTCACTTTGGCCTTAAGTATACCATATTTGCCGGCGTTGTCTAAAAAGCGCAAGTCTGTAGTGTCCATCGAATAGCAATCCGGAAGCGAGCAGGCTTCGTCAAAGTCACTTGCAATGACGGGAAAAGCAATCGATTGCCCGCGCTTTAAAGCTTGCTTATAGTGTTTCACCCTAGCTTTGCTAGTGTCCGCATAAGAAAACGTAAGGTGATAATTTGGCAATTCAAAGCGCTCTGGATCCTTCGTATAGTCATAAAACTGTATTTCAGGAAAGGAGTTTATGACATCGTAGAACTCCAAATCACTTGTTCCATTTAGCCTTACAGAAAAGCGCTTTCCTTTCTTTTCAGCCCGCTTTTTAGCGCTTGCAATCTCTTGAATCAAAACTGCTTCGGCAATGTCTTTTCTGTATACCGTGAGCCAAGTTTTTACGATTCTAGAAACGGCAATTGTGTTTTTACCCGCCCGCTCTTCGATTAATGCGTGACCGCTTGCAACTAGGCAAGCTAAGCGGCAACCCGTGGAAGCAAATTTACATACTTCGACGCCAGCATTCTTGCCCGCGGCCAAATATAAAACAAGCGTATCGAAGTTTTCCTTTTTTCCTTTTTCAATCTTTTGCGAACTATTTACGGCCGAAAAGTAACTCACTTGCAAATCTCTTAGAAGCTTTGCTTTGCTCGTATAAGTATACCCCTGTAGCAAGCTTTCCACTTTTAACAGTATACCAAATTTTTTGGCCGGCTCTATTTCAGTTAAATAAGCTTTTGCCAAATCTTTAAGCGTTTCTTTGTCTTTTGTTTTCATAAGGTTTTGTTTTGTTTTGTTTTGAGTTTGCTCTCTCACTATTTACACGGGCTTGAGACCGTCACGGGTTTGTGGCTAGTTTAAGCGCGGCACTGAGCCGCTAAGGGTTTAAGAGTTGAGATTGTTTGCAACCTCCTCCGCTTGTTCAAACGTTTTCAGCATTTCACCGTAAAAGTAGTTACTGTATGTGACGCGCCCGCGTGAATCGGTGATTTCAATAGACGGAGCGTGCTTTACTTCGTAAGCTTCCAACTGGATGGGAGCGGCTCCGTAGAATGAAACGCGCTTTGGAAGGCCGGATAAGCCAGATTTGAGCGCGTAGTAGGGATTTCTAACTGCTTTGTATTTCATAAGGTTTCCTTTTGTTTTTGGGTTTATATATTAGGCAAAAATTGCCAATTCTTCGGGGCTCGCTTCTCTTATCTTAAAAGCCACTTTGTTCAAATCTAGTTCAAATCCATGGCAGTCTTCCACGTAATCGGCGATTGCTTCTTCTTCGCCTTTGGCTTCATACCAGCCACAGAAACCGTGGAATGCCTTTGAGTTTGTTAGTGTTTCAATTCTGTAGGTTTTCATAATTTGGTTCATTGGGTTTATATATTAGGCGAATAGTGCTCTGAGGGTTAGTGTGGCTAGTGTATGCGTTCACCTAAAACGATAATTGCAGGGTGATCAAAGGCCTCCAAGTATGCAATTTCATCGCGTATCTTTGCGGCACTCTCCGCTTCTTCGATCCACTGTGATTTATTCAAGTGACTCATGCTCCCGACGTAAACTGGATTAGCGTGGCTTACTGCCGTGTCTGTCTCGACATCCACAAAATAATAGCATCCATCCCCCGCACGCCCCGCCACCTCTAATCCCAAGTGCTTTATCGCTTCGTTTATTTGTTTCTTTGTCATAATGCTTTTTCTGTTTTTTAGGTTTAGGTTTAAGAGTTAAGCATAAGTGAATCTTCCGGCACATGCGGCCGCGCAAGCTCGCCGCGCAAGGCATTTGCAAGCTCACTTTGGCTTTCCGTGTTGCAAACCGATGCAACGGAAACGGAAGCCCCCGAAAAGCTAGTGTGGCAAAGCTCAAACAAGCTTTTACGCCATCCATTAACGCTATAGGTTTGTGAGACGTCAGTCTTGCGCAAATGCCAGCCAGAAAGCTCCGGCCGGAGATTTATATATTCAAGTAGGAATTTCTCAGTAATCATAATAGTGGTGCCGCTTTACAGGCTGAATTACCAGCGACGGAAAAGATAGAAAAGGATTTAAAAACCTAAGACAAGCTTTTTTTTAATTATTTTTCAACGGCCGGCCATTAACGACTCAAAACGCATTTGATACGTCATAAGAATACGTCTTTAGAATATATCCCCCCCCATTCAATAAAAACAAACGCCAACGCGCAAAGTATCACTGATACGAATCCCTGAGATTCACACCAACTGCAGGGAACCGTCAAAGTGCCGGCGTAGTAGGTGACCGGGGGAGGGGAGTCGATGAGTAGTAAGCTGTAAAAGTGTTTATACATAAAACAGCCCCAAGAAAAAATATGTCTTTATTGGCCTTTTTGTAGGGATAATATATGTATATATTACGGGTAAAGAATCTTTACTCTGGGCTTGACATTTGTATGGTTTAGTTTAAACAAGGGACTCTATGAAATCATTATTAAGCGAGAAGGTTGAGTGGAAGTATAACAATGAGTGGGACTGGGAAGAGTCTATGCCTATATGGGAGGATTCTGAGTTGTGTGCTGCTGCTAAGGGGGTTTGGGCGTATATGAGGTCTAGGCCACATGGTTGGGACTTTAGTGCTGAGCGTATAGGGAGGGCTTTGGGGATGAGTAAGCCTACGGCATTGAAGCATATGAAGGAATTGGAGGTTAGGGGGTATTTGTATGGCAGGAGGGTTAAGAACAGGAGGATGGAGTATTCATTGTCTTCTAGCCCGCATGAGCGTCCGTTCAGGGTTGAGGTTGATAAGAAGGGGCATTTCCCTAAGCCCAAGAACTTGGAGTATGTGGAAGGCAAGGGGGCTGTAACCCCTACGCTGAAGGAGGCTGTAGAGTATTTAGCTTTAGCGTATAGTGCGTATGGTCATATAAGTCCTAGTGTGATTGAGGATATGCTTACCAGTAGGGCTGAGTGGGGGACGTATAGTGATTTGAATGATTGGATGGTGGCTAATAGGGAATTGATCTGTAGCTACTTTGGGATTAGGGGGTTGACAAGTTTCTAAAAATACGATTGTGTCTGTGAATGGACGAACAAGAAATGGAAGCTATTGATAAGGCTAGGGACATTCTAGGGGAGTTTTTTGGTAACTTTGCCCTTTGTGTTGTAAGTGAGGATGGAGAGTTATTCTATGACTACAGGGATCGGTTTGTAGGGAAGGCTTTATTTGTGGCTGCTGTCGAGGATATTGAGAGCGGTTGTGGTGGTGGCGACTGGCTAGACTGGCCGGACGAAGACGACGACGACGATGATGATTATAGGGAAGTTCTATGAGCGATAAAGAACAATTAGCTTTAATGCACAATGCTCTGGGCAAGCTATTGCTTGAGGAGCAGGAACGTATGGCTCCCCATGCCATTGTAAACAAAGACCCAGAGAGGTGGCTGAATGCTGCAACTATGTTCCTACATGGGGCTGGGGTGTTTGAGGTTAGGGGGAAGTTTAACCTGCACAACGATGCTGCACGTAGGATCAATGGTTTGGTTAAGACCTCTGACGAGTGTAAGTTGTTTATGCAAGAGCGTGCTATGAGCCTAGCCAATACGATTGAGGACATTAGCTTGATTGGGGATAAGATTGCAGCCACGTTTCTAGACGGCTCAGAGGCCGCACAAGCGAAGATTGATGCAGCCGAGACCAAAGACCTAACCAACCTAGCCTTGGCTCAGGAGAAGCTTTACAGGACGTTCAGCAACGTCACTGGTAACAATGTGCAGAAGATTGAGGTTCGTCATATAACGACACCAGAGGAAGCACAGGATTTGATTAACTCATTGCCAGAGGCAGACGTAGAGGGAGTTATGGACGTATGAAAACCAATGAAGTCAAAAAACAAGATAAGGAGGTTCCAGTCCGTCTTAGAGACGGAACACTAGAATGCCTTATGTGGTGGTCAAATCCAAATGATGCTCCAGTATATTTTGATAAAGCCACTTACGGGAAAGAGCGAGCAAAAAAAGAAGAGGGACTTTTGCCAGAGGCAGACGTAGAGGGAGTTATGGACGTATGAGTATAGAACAAAGACTGAAAATACTACTTGAAGCATATGATGGAAGTCGTGGCGACCGAGAACTTGCTATATTCTACTACGACCAACAGTGGAACTTAGAAATTGGAAATCCTAGTAATGTAGCAGCTCTAGGCGAAGTGTGTGGAGATTATTGCTATACAGCTTCAATGCTAGAAGAATGCGTAGAAATGGCAGAGAAAGAGTTGTTGAATGATTAAGCTAATACACGATGATTGCATAGAAGCAATGGAACGAATGGAGAACGGTAGCTAATGGCTAACTGGTCAAAGCATCCTATCCTAAAAGTCCCAACCAGGGGGCAGCTACAGAAGCTGCTGGCGGAGAAGGGGGCACAGGCTGTCCACGATGTATGGAAGGCTAGAGAGGATGCTATATCTCTGTCTAATACTGACCCATTGAATCATGGCTTTCCTTTGCCACATTGGGAGAAGGCTGACGAACTACTAGCTAACTATGACACGTTGTTTGCTAGTGGTGGTAACAGATCGTCTAAGACTGAGTATGGGGCTAGGAGTGTGGTCAAGGCTGCCATAGCTAATCCAAACGCTGAGATTGTATGCTTTGCCCAAGACCATGATGCTTCTGTGCGCATTCAGCAGAAAGCCATCTTCCGCTACCTACCACCAGAGTTTAAGCAGAAGCAGAAGGGGCAGGTTGAGTATTTGAACTATACGGCTAAGAATGGCTTTACTGGTGACTCGTTGATCCTACCTAATGGCTCTGCCATATACTTCCACACCTACTCTCAGTTCATTAGTAACCGAACCAAGTTTGAGGGTTATGAGACTGGTTCTCTAACACCCAACTGGGTGAACATAGGTGTATGGTTGGACGAGTATTTGGAGGATGGGGATTTGGTGGAGACGTTCCGCTTCCGTCTAGCCACCCGTAACTCTAAGATGCTGCTTACCTTCACCCCCATCGACGGTTACACGCCGTTTGTGGCTGAGTTCCTGAAGAATGCAGAGACGCTGGAGACTAGGAAGGCTGAACTGCTCGACAACAAGGACGTTCCATTTGTCCAGTATAGCCCAAACAAGGAGGCTGGCATCATCTACTTCCACTCTATCCTGAACCCCTTCGGTGGCTATGAGCGTATCGCTAAGGAGCTGCGGAATGACGCTAAGGATGTGATAATGACTCGTGCTTACGGCATTCCAGTCAAGAGCATGGCTACCATTTTCCCACTATTCTCCACCGCCATCCACGTCAAGGACGAGCTACCAAAAATCACGAAGGAGACGCACACGGTCTACCAGGTCATTGACCCGGCAGGGGCTAGAAACTTCTTCTGCATATGGGCTGCGGTAGACAAAGATGAAAATGTCACGGTTCTCCGCGAGTGGCCTGATCGTGGCACATACGGAGAATGGGCGACATTCGGAGATCCAAAGTGGAAGTTTGGCCCTGCGTCCAAGAAGATTGGCTATGCCATTAAGACCGACCACGATCAATACTCATACGTGAAACTCTTTGAGAAGATTGAGGAAGAACTGGGGGTAGAAGTATTTGAGCGCATTGGAGACAGTCGCTTTATGGCCGCTGAGCACGACGAACACGACATGTTCTCTGACTTTGCCGAAAAAGGCATGTATATTGTGCCAAGTGATGGCAGGGATGAGAACAGCGGCATTCAATTGATCGACCAATGGTTTGCCTACAATCCAAACATTGAAATTGATTCGGTGAACCGTCCGAAGCTGCATATACATGAAAGCTGCGGCAATCTAATCTACAGCCTCATAAACTATACGCCAGAGGGCAAGAAGGCAGAGGCGCTTAAAGACCCCATCGACGCCTTGCGTTATTTGCGGACAGCAAATTCCGGCGAGGGGCCACTGCATTACAATAAAATTGGGGCAATAAAGAGAGGACAAGGAGGATACTAATTATGAAAGATAACGTAACATGCACAGAACTAGGCCGCGAGCTTGGTTTACACCGCCTACAAGTAGGCAGAATCCGCAAGGAGGTATGCACAGATGATGACATGGAGGGCAAGTCTATCAAGCCCTCTGGTGTTATGAAGATTTGTGCATTCTTGGAGCGAGAAATGGAAGTCATTGAGACGGCATCACCAGATAAGGTGAGGGTTCAAGTGCTTCCGCACGAGACAAGCAACCCACGCTTCATCTATGCCAAAGACCTAGAGCGCAAAGTAAAGGTTCTTGTTTCTATTCCGAAGAATCGCAAGGCCATTCTGAAAAAACCGCAGACTATTTTAACCGTTAACCGAGGAAGTGAAAATGGAGAGTTCCACTACAGATACCCAGCAAAGCCCTGATCGAGGCTTTATAGAGCGGCACGTCGATTATTGGTCTAAGATTGATAAAATCGAGTGCGAGTTATACGGAATGCCGATGAAATACTTCAACCTGCAAGACTTGCACGATGGGTTAGGTGTAAATGACAGTTATAGCCGCAATTTACTCTCATTGTTGCGAAAACGGCTAAGTAATGCGCAATAGCATATAATCGCAAAAACTATGGACGATCCAGAAATCTATTTCTCGGAGGACTTTGATTACGAAGAACTCACCCAATCATATAAGGATAATGTCAACGATCTACGAGATTACTTCACGCGATGCTCTCGGAATCGAGATATTCGTAATTGCAAGTGGTCTGGTAAGAGCGATGATTTAAAGAAGAACAACGAGGATGCGTTCCCCCATGAAGGGGCGAGCGACACCGAGGTTTGGCTGGTCGACCAAAAGATCAATAACAACAAGGCTTTGCGGATGAATGCACTGAGTAAGTCTCAGATAAGAGCGTATCCCCGCGAGTCTAGCGACGTTCAGCGTAGCACGGAGGTCTCCGTATTCCTTCGCTGGCTACGTGACAGTGGCATCGCCAACTTCACCCGTGAGATGGAGCTGGCTTCGTCCTACGGTGACGAGAAGGGGCTGATGGTTACATATGTGGACTGGAAGCCTGCGCGTAAGCGAACATATAAAAAGCTATTTGAGCTAGACCAAATCATCGAAACAATCCCAGAGCTCGCCGAGATCCTTTCGGATGCAGAGCGAGATGAAGAAGCCTTCGACTGGTTCAACAGTGTTGATGGATGGGAGCTTAGCGAAGGGCGTGTGAAGGTTGCACTCCGACAGCTGCGCAAGACTGGGGTGGCAGAAATACCTGTAGCAATCTATGACAAAGGTGGGCCAGATGTGCGCACACTTGCTCCAGATGCGGATGTAATCTTTCCTGCCTATACCATGAACTACCAAGAAGCACCTGAGTGCTATCTTCGTCTCATTATGAGCAAGGTAGAGGTCATGGCCATGGTGGATTCTGATGGATGGGACAAGGAGTGGGCTGAATATGTCATCGAAAACCACACCGGTATGACCGAGAGCCAGTTCAATTCGCCAGTTGGCGTAGTTGGATACGGAAACTTCACACGTTCTGGGCGTAGTGGCGTCACTACCGCTATACAAGCCCGTGATGCTATCGAGATTGTATATAAATTTGAGCGAAGAATAGACGAGACCGACAGCTCGGAGGGCATCTATCTCACCGTCTTTGCGCCAGAACTGTCTGGACAAGCTGGCGTGCCTGAAGTCGCCAAGCGAGTTCTGCTCAGTGGGGTTACGAAATACCCATTCGTTGTCACGCAGATTTGCTACGACAACCGCACGATGTATGAGTCCAACACAATCGTCGACAGGCTCAAGGCTGCGCAGAAGACACAGAAGGTGCTGCGCGACAGCTACATTGATGAATCAAGCTGGAGCATTAGCCCAACAATGTGGGTTGCTCCAGGCGTCGACGCCTCCCAAGTGGGGCCGGGCGCAATTATGTCGGGGCCAGTCGGTCGCAAACCAGAGTATATTGACCGTCCCTCCAAGTTCCAGCCGAACCTACAGCTGGAAGCACTAATGGTGAATGAGGCTAATCAGATAGCAGGGCAAGATCCAAATGATCCCCTTAGCCAGCAAGTTCAGGGCTTCGGCATCAATCGCTTCCTTGAGCATAGCCAGAACGTCCTCAGGGCTGTTTACGATGCCTACAAGATGAAAGGGCCTAATGAACTGTTCTTCCGCGTAACGGGGCGTCCAGAGCCAATCCAGTTCACTAAGACGGGTGGCGAGGGCGACATGGATGTTGTGGTCTCTTTCAATAGCACATACAATGACCCAGAGAAGACGGAGAAGATGTTGAGTGGCTTGTATCAGATTATGCAATTTGATCGCAGTGGCCGCGTCAACAGCGAAGCAATCACTGACATTGCCTTATCCGCAATTGACCCAATGCTTGCCGACCTAGTGCTTATGCCTAGTGAGCAGGGGAGCGAGAAGGTTCGCAATGAAACCCTGTCCGACATCTCGCAAATGGCTAATGAAATTCCACGGAATGCACCAAAGAATGCGTCCCAGTTGCGTATGCAGACGGTGCAGGACTACCGTTCGCAGCAAGAGCAAATTCTTGCGCAAACCGGTTCCAGCAAGCTAGCTTCGTCTCCAGCCTTCCAGTTCTACCTTGGGGAGTATGAGAAACAATTGCAAATGCAGCTAGATCAACAAGTGAATGCCACCGAGAACGGCATCCTTGGCACACAAGCAGCCCGTATGGGCGGCAATACTCAACCGATGACCAATGAAGGACAGTAAAAAGAAAAGCATCTCGGACGTAATTAAGTTCCTTGAGTCCAACCCGGAGTATGGTCGTGCCTTCCACGAATACTACGAAGACCTGAGGGACGAATTAATTGCTGTAAAGTGGACGCGCACAGACCCAAACTTCGATAGGAAGTGTTCAGTTGGTGCTGAGTTCATTCAGTCCAACATTCTCAATGTCTTCAACCTGAAAAAGCTATCAAGACTCGATTAGCCGCCAAAGCGTCTCAGTAATGCGCGTAGTCGTATAATGCCGATTACGAACAACACCTAGTTCGGTTAAATTGTAGGTAGATTATGATAGACATAGCAGACACGGCTAACCTTGAGGCCGAACAAGTTCAAGAGATTGCAAAACCATTGACATTAGCTGAGGCGCGAGCCGCACGGATGTCAAAGATTGAGCAAAGTAGCGCGACCGAGATCGAGGAAGCCGAGGCTAAACCAGATGCCCCAGAAGTTCCAGAGGAACCAACGGAAATTGAGGAGCCAGAATCGGATGAAGTCGAGGAGGTCGTTGAAGACGGAGACGTTCTTTCACAGGTTGACGAGATTGATGTGGATTCTCTTTCTGATGACGACATCTACGCACTAGCCAAACTTAAGGGGATTGATATTGAAAATCCAAAGAGCAGCAAGGCGTGGGCAGAGCAACGGAAAGAAATCAAAGCACTGAAGGAGCAGATTGAAACTGCACAGCGAGAGAAAGAGGAAGCCCTCGCACTTGCACCAGTCAGCGATAACCCATTTGCAAATCTGCGTGACACAGAGTCCGTAGACAGAGCAATTGAGCAGGCTGAATTAAATGCCGAATACTGGAACGAACAACTGATTCTCAATCAAGAGACCCAGTGGGACGAAAATTCAGGCAGGGACATTAAAGGTGTAATGCACGAAGGCAAGTTTCACGCGGCAGAAGCCATTTTACAGTTTGTAAAGGGTGAACGTGCCAAGGTGAAACCACTCTCAGAGCGCAAGTCAGAAATTGCAAAGCAATCAGAGTTGTTCGCCGACGAAGGTGACAAGATTGCTTCCATTAAGTCTGAACTGGCTCTGGATGGAGAAGTAGGCGAGTCCTACGAGGCCATGCTGAAAAGCCCTAAGTTCGCATTAGTCAAGTCTCTCATTCCTGAGTATGGGATGGAATTGTTGGAATTGCTGGGACACGCCGCACGATCAAAGGCGGGAGTCACAACCAAACCAACCATTAAGCGAAAAGCACCCAAGTCAAAGGATGAGAACATTTCGATCGGAAGCACTGGTAGAACATCTTCCAATGATTCTGGTCGGGAAACAGCCTTAAACAAGATCGTTAACGGCAGCGGCTACAATTACAAGCAAAAAATGGATGCTATGCGTGAATTAAGAATACTACGCAACAAATAACTCAACTAATAGAAAATAAATTATGGCTTATACAAGCACAACTGTAACAGGAAATCGCGAAGATCTCAAGCAACTCGCTACGGTCATCGCCGCCACATCTGCACCCGTTTGCGGATTGCTTCCAACCCGGAAGATTACTAACAAGCGCCCAGTCGTCCTCATGGATGCGCTGGCTGCCCCTAGCACCACTGGCCACATTGAAGGAACCGACACCGACACAGGTGTTGACAAATTCTCTGGTGTTGGCGAATACACCGGTCAGGCAATGCGACTTGTCCGTGAGTGGAAGGTAACACGTGAGCAACAAGCACACGAATCTGCTGTTATCGCAGACAAGGCTGCTGCGTCCGAGAAAGCTCTTAAAGAGCTCATGCGCGACAAAGAGAGCATTGTTTGTGGCGACCAAGGCAAGACTGCCGACGTCCCCGGTGCAACTGCTGGTGTAACTGCTGGTCTTGGTGACATCACCGATTCCGCTAACACCGACTTCTCCGCCGCATACCGCACACCAGCCGCTTCCATCTATTCTGGACTGAAGGCTAACTTCGACGACGCTGCTTTGAACGCAGTTCTCGCCTCGATGTTTGGTCAAGGTGGAGAGTTCCTGGACTTGCACTTGGTTGCTGGCACAGGTCTCCGTAGCCACATCGTCGAACAGTTCACTCGCACGGCGGGTGCTGCTTCCCAGATTGACTACAACATGAATGGCACAGCCGTCATCCCATACACTGTTGAAATGTATGACTCGGACTTCGGCACAATCAAGATTATCAATGGTAATCCTGCATGTATGCCTTCCGTTGACCGCGGCTACCTCATTGATCCACGCTACCTTGAGTGGGGTGAAATCTGGGGTGAAGGTTCCGAGGAGTATGAAGATCGTGGTTCCGGCCCCGTTGGAGCAGTTGACCTCTATGGCACAACTCTCTCGCAAGGTCCTAATGGACTCGGCAAGATCAAGTTCTCTGACGAAGCATAACCCTTAACTGATTTGGGAGTCGTGGGTTTTATTCCCGCGACTCCCTTCTCTTATGAAAAAAACACCAAGACAAAAGCTACAGGAACTCCCAATCCACGAGAAGATTGCCTTGATCAAGGGTATCAAAGCAAATGACCCTAAAGTGTTGCAATACTATTACCGCAACTTCGCCGAAACGGGTAAGTTGAGGAAGGGAAAACAGATGGATCAAATGCACTACATGATTGCTCGGCAAGAGTGCGAACAAGTTGACGGAGTGGGTGGAAACTCAGACTTCGACAAATACATTTTCAAAAAAGGCTATGAAGCCGCAATGTTAGCATAATGGCATTAGGAACACGCACATATCAAGAGCTATACGACTTAATCCTCGCCCGCGCGGGTGGTGGAATTTCCGCAAATGCCAAGACTCGGATACAGGCTCTGGCAAATAGCGCAGCGCAGATTGCGATTGATGAAAGCCCCTACTGGCCTCGGCTACTGGTTCTGGAAGAACGGACAGTGACAAATGGGTATGTAGATTACGAAGAGGTTGGCAAGGGCACGATAGACGAAGTGCACGGTGTCTGGGATGGTGCTAAATGGACGGGAGCTTCGCCCCAGAGCTTGAACTTCTACCCAGACGGCAATGGTATTAGGATTACGAACGGCGATACGGCTACCGTGTATGTGGCGTATAAGAAGGTGCTGACCGATATATATGGTGATGGAACAAGTGGAACGGTGAGCGACGTGCCACGCGAGTGGTTCGAGTTTATGGCGTATCACGCAGCCTTCAGCTATCAAGTGGCAGAGCGCGTAGGTATTGAGCAAATGACCATTGCGTATCGTGACGTGCAATCCCGACTTGATACACAACTCTTGAAGATTAGCAGACAGGGCATTTGGAGGACAATTGCCAACCAGCTTGAAACGTATTACGGTAGAGATGTGAGTGTTAGCTAATGACTAGAAAATCGTGCAAACCAACAAAGGGAAAGGCAGCCTGCAAGGTCGTTGATGGCAAGAAGGTTTCCTACGGAAAGAAGGGTGTGACTCCAGGTAAACCGGGAAGCGCACGACAGAAAAGCTACTGCGCTAGAAGTGCAAAGATTGAGAACTCCGGCCCAGCAAACAAGCTGGCCCGCAAACGCTGGAAGTGCTAACAAATGAATAGATATAGATTTAGACGTAGTTTCGGACAGGTTCAACCAGTTGCTTTTCGTGGGGCACGACTAAGCACAATATTTCGTGGCCTGCTAGATAAATATACCGGTGCAGCGGCTGCGTATTCGCTGCGCAAGCTTTCAAGTTCGA